CCAGCCATAGCGATACTTGTCGTTGATGGAATTGCGGATTGCCTCCTCACGCGCAGAGTAGAGACGCACCAGTTCTTCTGGCTGCATCATCGCCATCTCCTCGTCTGAGGGAACAGGCAACATCGGGTGGGGAGTCCAGATCATTGCACCACTTCCGCCTCGATTGCGACTTCACGCATCTTGTTGGCAACACGCGCCTTGGCTTCCTCGATGAGTTTGGCAGCATCCTCGATGGATGTCCCCTTGCGGTGTTCAACCACCGTAGTCGCCATGCCCATAAGCTGCGATGCCTTGTCGGTCATGATCCCGATGGTCAACGCCAGCTTGTCAGGCGGAACGTATTTGAGTTGCTCGGGATCGTTCGCCAGCATCTCAGCCTTCTGGAAAAGCAAGTCGGTGTATTCCGACGCCACCATTGCGTATCGCACAGAAAATTCCTTCCGCTTGGTTTCCAGCGTGTCGTTGTGCCGCCACTGGAGCTTGCGGACAGATTCGTGACTCAGCCCAGTGATGCGGGAGGCTTCAGCAACTGGCGCACCCTGGGCAAGAAGCCACAGTGCTTTCGCGGCAACGTGAGGCTTGCGGTTCTCAATGCAGAGGCTGGACAAATGCTTGGCACGTTCACGGATTTCACCCATAAACTCCCGCATCGCTTCTGGCCCATCTACGGCTGAAACGTCGAACGTGGTTTCTTCGTCGGTCATTTGGTTCTGCCGGATTTCTTAATCCGCGCTTTCCCCGAATGCAACTCTTTTTTCATCTTCTCCTTCTGTGTGCCGGAAAGCGGGGAGACTTTACTGAGTAGATACCTGACTTGCTTTTTTGTGGGGTTCTTGGGCATTATCTTTTGTCGATTTCCAGTTTTGATTCTTCTTCACTTTGTTTGAGGTCAAAAGTCATTTTGCTTATTGCTTCAGCGAATGCTGGGTCGTTCCCCATTTGATCCGTAAGAGCTGATATGCCAGCTTGAGTTGTAAGCAGCCTAGAAAGCATTCTTGAATATGCTTGTTCAGTAGCAGCAGGACCAGCATCCCTAGCAAGAATGTCCAAAAACGGTCTTAGTCCATCACTTGCAAATGCAGCCGACATAATTCTATTGTGGGCAAATGCGGTAAGACCTTCTGAAATGTATGCAGAAACACCTCCTACGCCAATAACTGTTCTAAGCCCGCCCTTGTTGATTTTTTCACCAGATGTTTGAGAAGTGGCAATCATTTTTTGAGCGGCAATAAACCTATCGGTTATTTCTGGCCCAAGTGTAATTCGCATTTTGCGCAAAAGCTCACGCCCTTCTTGAGTTGCTGTTTGTCCTGTAGTTTGCCCAATGTCAGTAAGGAATTTTTCAGCATCTGGCATTTTGATGAAAGGTGCTTTCACCAACGGTTTTCCAGTTGCCGAATAAGTAGCAAGTAATTCATAGAGGAAATCTGCTGAAAATGCCTTTCGTTCTTCAAGTGGCATTGATCTGAATATCTTGGATACGCTGTCAGACGACACATTTGGAGAAATAGCCGAAGCAGCAAGTTCTCCATTTGTAAGTTTGCTCCATTCTTTTTTTAGTGCAAGCTGTATGATTTTGTCATCAGCAAGCTTTTGCGCTTCTTGCTCCATTGCTTTTTTCTGAGCAATTGTGGAAATCAATTTTTGCGTTTGCTCTTCGCCCATAACATTTGACAACATTGCAATGTCATCGCTGGACAAATTGTCAGGTTTGATTCCCTTAATCCTAAACGCTTCATTGAGCTTGCCAATTCTTTGTGAAAGCAACTTTCCTTTGCTCGGACCCCAAAGCACATCAATCATTTCAGGATTAAAGTCAATTGCTTTTGGAGCAATACCAGCTTTTGACGTTAAACCAATTTGTGACAAATATGCTTTTTGAAGCTCACTTCTAATTAACGGCTCCATAGAAGAACCGCTTTTATCCACTGCAAATGAAACAGCGCGAAGAACGTCTTCTGCATTTCGTGGATCAGCAATAGCAGTATCAACAATTTGAGTTGGGGACAGCTTTGAATCACCAAGAACTTCTTTCAATATTGCACCAGGAGAAGAACGCTCAAAAAGCAAACGGTCTTGTCGATGAGCCGCATTCACTCTTTTCCATTCATCCAACATTCCATTTTTTTCCGCAAGATCGTCAACATACTTGTTAAACTCTTCAGAAATTTTTGATGCTAAATTTTTAGCTGGGTTTCCTTTGCCTGCAGCACCGCCTTCTGGAACTGCTGCCGCCAATTGCTGTTTTATTGATGCAATATCCTCAAATGTAAGAGAACTTCCAGAAGCGGAAAGCCTATTCAAATCATCTTGAACTTGCGGTGTCAACTCCAAGTCCCCTACTTCAATCTTTTCCCTAAGTATTTTGGCTTCTTGGAAATTTTTTTTCTGTTGGTCAATTTTGTCAATTACGGAATAAATCCCGCTGTCATCAACAGTTTTGAATCCTTCTTTTTTTGCCTTGATTAGCAAATTCAAGATTTGACGTTTCGCGTCATCAAATGGAACCTCAACTCCTTTGGCGTCCATTGTGTCATAATAACCACGAAAGTTCTTTTTATTGATTTCAATTGCTTCCAGCTCTCCTTCTCGCATTATTCCAGAAAGCATTCTGCCTGCTGGCTGCTTTTGAAACTCTGGAATCTGCAATCTTTCCAACTGACGCTCATAATGCTGTGTCAGCATTCTTTTCGCTCTTTCATCTTTTCCAGCAATATCATCAATCAGTGTTTTGCGCTGCTGTCGAAGTCTGTCAAGAGTTGCTTTTGAAATACGTTCTGGATTGCCTGCTCCAGTCCACGACTGAACCAAGTTTCCTAGTTGCTCCATGTTCTTGTTGAGCCTAGCTGCATTTTTTTTGCCAGGATACATTTGCGCAAGGATTTTTTGCGCCTCAATTGCGAATGGACCAAATTTCGCGCCACTAGGAACTTCAACATCTATTCCGGCCCTGAGAAGCGTGTTTCTAGCATTAGTCAAATTTCTATCAAGTTCATTTACAACTGGCCTCCCCATTCTTCTTGCCAAAAACTTAGATGTTCCCGCTGTGGCCACATCAATAGGAAAAGAAATTACAGCATTCATTCCCTGCCTTGTAAGAACTTCAACAGGCTGGGCATCCAGTCCATACATTTTCCTAATGCCTATGTCTTGCACTCCAGAAATTGTGCCGTATGCTGTAGTTGACAATGCGGCAGAACCGGCAACGCTTGGATAACCAGCTATTCCAGCACCTATTGCTCCTGCGGTAGGAAGAGGTTCTCTAGCTGCTGATCCGCCAAATGCTGCAATGTCTCCCCAGCTATCACCAACTTCATTCGCTTTTACAAGCTTGTCACCCTTTTGAACAAAAACTTCGCTTCGCCCCTGAACAACTATTGGAATGACGGTTCCATATTTTTCCCTGAGAAGCTGAATCTTGTCCGAATCAGTTGGAAGAATAGAAAGAGCAAATCGTTCTTTTGCGCTCAATCCTGAATCAATATCAATTTTTTCTGGTGCTACATTAAATGCCCGACTAGTTGTCTCGATCAAATTCCGCCTAGTTTGTTGCTTGTTTTGGACAGGCGGTTGATAGAAAGGCGCGGAAGCAGAACTAATGTATTCCTGAAGTGGCCTCGCTTGCTGCACAACAAATGCCCCACTAGCAAGTTCCTGCTTGGCTTCTTTTTGGCTAGCCTCAAGTTCTTCTTGTGTTTTTTCTTGCTGTTGCGCGTATTTTTTCTCAAGATTGTTTTTTGCTTGAGCAAGCAAAACAAGATCATTGGTAAACTGATTTCTTTCCTCGTCAGTTGTTGCAAGATCCAAGGCTGCTTTTGCGCCACGAATAGCAGAAGAAACCCTGTCTGCTTGCGCCTTAAAGTCTATGAGTTCTTCAGCCATTTACTTGTTTTCGTATTTTTTTAGAATGTCTTCAATTTCAGGGTCAAACAAATCCGATGGTTGCTCTCCTTCTGGCAAGGCAGAACCAGTAACGCCAGGTATGCCGCCTTCAGGAATCCCAAGCCTTTTCCTTAGTTCAATGTAGTTTTGTTCGGTTTGGGCATTTTCCTCTTCAGTAATGATTCCTTTGCGCAATGCTTCTGCACGCTCTTCTGGCGTTCCACTAACGCGGTTGAATACTTTAATGGCTGCTTTTTGCAGCCTTTGCTTTAAGTCTTCCTTGTTTTCTGCTGCGTCAAGATTTCCAAACTCTTGCATAAGCAAGGGCCATTCTTTTTCCGTCATATTGCCAACAGAACCACCAGTTGGTGACGCCAAGCGCATTTGGTTAATTTTGCTCAAAGCCAAGTTTGCTTTTAGTGTTTCAAGCCTAGAGCGAACTCGACCGCTCGGCGTGCCGGGAACAAATTCACCCAAAATTGACGCGCCTTTAGCCAAAATAGGATTGTCTGGAAGATCGTCAATTCTTTCTAACGCGCTTGATGCAGTATCAGTAAATTCTTGCATGAACGCAAAACTTTGTTTTTGCGCCTCTTTCTTGGTTTCTTGTTTTGCTTCGGCAGGGCCACCGGGAATCACTTCTTGCCTCAGAAGGTTTCCTGTCTGAGGATCAAAAACATTCTGATACCCAGGTGGAGGTGCTGGCGCACTTCCTCCAACGGAAACCAATGGTCCGCCACCAGCAGTTACCCCAGTAACAAGGTAATTTCCGTCTGCGGTTGGAATGGCATTAACTTTTATGCCAGCAGCAATTTGTTGCTGTAGCTGCTCGGGAGTCATCACAGTGCCTTTTTCTTGCATTGTGTCCTCTTTGAATCGAGATCCAACCCCAAGTTGCGGAATAGGCGGAAGCACGCCGGGGCCACCATCTGCTGAAACACCCATGTCAACAGGCATTCCAAGTTGATCCGCTGGTGTTTCGTATTCTTGCGGCAATGGTGCAAGAGGTTCTCCATACTGCTGAACAACATCAGCAACAGGACGCAATGTTCCATCGCCCATTTTGGCCATTTGCACTGTTTTATTGCCGTAAAGAATATTCTCGATTCCAACAACCTCCCGAGACTTCATCAACTCTTTCTGGGCTTCTGCACGGGCTTCTTGGCGTCCTTTTACTTCTGCCGTGCCAAACTGAAGAATGTCCGCAATTGCTTCTGCTTCCGCCTTCCTGCGATTCAACGGAATATTCTTGTCCCCCAGAATCATCATGGATTGCTGAATGGTAGGTTCTAGCTCAGGAATCAAATCAGCAATGGCTTTTGCAACGCTCTCGGACTTTTGGATCATCCGCTCGTCTGCGGCTTGCTGCTTTTTGTATTCGCCAAACTGCTTGCCAATATCACCAATCGACGCACCAAGATTCTGCATGCCCTGCGCTTGGATTGCAGCAGCATTCGTGAAACCGCTGTAATCCTGTAATCCTAGCCTAGCGTCAATGCCAGCCCCAAGCATCTGTCCTCTTCCGTATGGTTGCATCTTATTGAATCTGTGAGTAGTTCACTGCCTTGACACCATTGATTTCTACCACAGCATTTGGGTTTTTCTTTTCAACATCTTGAGCCATCACACCCATTTGAGTGGTGTTGCTGCCATTGTATTTGAATGTGTAAACAGGAAGACCTCCGTCAGTAGTGCCAACACGCTTGATGTCATGCTTTGCCCTTCTGTCTGACAAAGCAAACAATGCACCAAAACCGCCAGCGGCTCCAGCACCTTGTGCTAATCCACCACCCAATGCTCCAAGTCCGCCCATAATTCCTGCGCTTTGAGACGCCCTTGCCTGTGCCTGTGCCGCCTGCGCTGCCGTGATGTTCTGCTGGTTGACCATGCCAAGGTTCGCGCCTACGTCAGGGCTAATCATCTGCGGAACACCGCTGCCAATCGCGCCCAGTCCAAGCCCAAGGGTTTGTTGCCCAGCTTGGTAGCTCACCGGTGCCGATGTCAGATACGACATGCCAGGCGCGGTGTAAAACCTCCCGGCAAGGTCGAACAACCCACCACGGGCGGCGGCTGCTTCCTGCCGCTTTGCTGCAAGGATGTTCTCCCGGCCCATTGCTTCACCCACAAGAGAAGCCGTGCTACCAAGCATCCCACGCGCACCGAAACTCTCGCGGGCTTGCTGATCCGCCATGCGTTGTTCCTGCGGTGTAAGTCCACGGGCGGCTACTTCTGCCCGCTGTGCTTCACGCTGTTGCGCCTGCACTGCTGCTGCCTGTTCTGGGGAAAGTCCCTCGACAAACTGACGGAACATTCCGGCTTGTCCGGTTGCCGTGCCTAGTTCGCCGGCCCGCGATGCCGCAAGTTGCGCTCCTGCCTCCTGTGCCGCACCACGG